CGGGCAACGGATATGATGCAACACAAACAACTGACGCAAATCAACCTCAGATTGTTACAAGTGGGAGTGTGATTTTAGAGAATGGCGAACCAACTTTGTCTTTTGATGGTACTGATGACTATTTATTTACTGGAAGCGTTTTAGATGTAAATGGATTATCGAATCTATATTTCTTTACGGTTGTACAAACAACCAATACTGTTTATGCTGGAAACACGAACAAGGCAATTTTTTGGATGGCAGAAACTGGTAGTTGGGGTCAAATACATAATTCGCTCACACAAACGCAAGTAGCTTTTAGATTTGGTACTGGACAGTCTGGAAATGAACAATCCACGACAATCACATCTTCTACTTCTATGCGTTTACTTAGTTTGTACAAAAACAATACAGTTGACAGAGTAGATGTAAATGGAGATAATAAAATTAACTATACAAGTGCATTAGGAACTATTGCAAATACTTCTAATGTATTTAACATAGGAAGAGGCCTTGCCCAATATATGCCTATGAATTTAAGCGAATTAATTTACTACCCATCCGACCAATCCTCCAACCGCACGGGCATTGAAACCAACATAAACGACTTTTACTCTATATATTCATGATAGGCTACACATACACAATCGAACAAGAAGCAATCAACGCAAGACAACAAGCGGCAGATTATAAAGGCTATCCAATTAGACCTAATGATGTGACTATCTATTGGGTAGACTACAACTATTCAGAACTTGATGGCTTTTATTACATTTGTCACGTTGAAGGATTAGAAGCGGTATTGGGTGAGCCAAGCGATATAACGATAACACCACACGAAGAAATATGAGATTGAGTTTTGAGCAATTCAAAAAAGAGCCACAGAAGGCGTTAATGTATGCGATGATATTTGCAATGACTGCCCTATACATCAGGGCGGAGCGTCAGAGTTATGTTGCAACTGCTCAATGTGAAAAGCGATTGGTGAGGTGTGAAATGCAATTGGCTAAAATGTCGGCTATGCTCAAGACACAAGATTCGTTATGTTCAGCATTGGTGACTGAAATCAAAATCTACAAAGAATTAGGAAAGATATGAAAGGCTTAGCAATTTTAGGAATACTCGCTGTGATATTGGCATTGTCAACAGACAGACCAACGATTGAGGATGAAGTGGCGGAGCAAATGGAGGAGAGTCAGAAGATGCACGATTCAGCGATGATAGAACTCAAGCGACTACACGATATAAACGACTCACTTTTGGATAAACACTTTGGGAAATGATTGAAAGAATATTTAAGAATTGGAAAACAACGGCATTGGGTGTTCTACTCGTGACAGGTTCGCTCATATTAGTAGGAATAAACAAGGCAACACTAACCGAAGCAGGGGCGTTCATCGTCGCTGGTGTTGGGTCAATATTTGCAAAAGATAAAAAAGATGGAAAATAACTTCATACGGATCAACTTTGCGGAGAGCAAAATACCCATTTTCAAGGAGAACAAAGCAAAAGGCTTCTTGACTTATGGGCAGGATAACGCTTACCCACAAATGTTGATTGACTTGTTTAACAGCTCACCAAAACACGGGGCGATTGTTACTCAGAAAGCAGACTTCATAGCCGGTGATAAAACCGAGATAATCGCATACAACACAGAGGATGTTGCAAAGGCAAACGACGCTCTTGATTCAATCAACGCTTACGAGGACTTTGACAGCCTTAAAAACAAGATTGCTCAAGATTTAGAGTTGTTTGATGGTTTCGCTCTTGAGATTATTTGGAACAAAGCCAAAACTAAAATAGCTGAGATTTATCACTTGCCGTTTCAGAATGTACGTCACTCGTTAGATGGTCACTATCTATATGCTGAGGATTGGAGTGATAGAAAAGTAAAGCCTGACCATTATTACGCTTGGAATCCCAATACCAGAGAATCTAAGCAGGTCTATTATTTCAAGATGTACAAAGCAGGATGTGGCGAATATCCAACAGCACCATATCAATCAGCTCTTAAATACATCGAGATTGACACAGAGATTGCCAACTTCCATTTGAACTCAATCAAATCGGGATTTTCTGCTCAGACCTTACTCCAATTATTCAAGGGGGTGCCAACTCCTGAAGAGAGTAGACAAACAATCCGTAGATTTAAAGATAATTTCACAGGAACAGACAACGCTGGAAGTATTATCATTCAGTTCAACGATCCGAACGAAACTCCTTCAGTAGTCAACAACCTTGCACCTTCAGACTTTGACAAGCAGTTTGACATTCTTAACAACACCGTACAAGAGGAGATTTTGATGGCTCACCGAGTTACTTCTCCGATGCTTTTCGGTATAAAGACAGAGGGACAGTTAGGAGGGCGTAACGAGTTAATAGAAGCGTTTGAGGCGTTTCAAACTTCCTACATTGAGCCAAGACAGAATCAGATGGATAGAGCCTTGAGTTCTATTTTTAAATACATTTCACCTGTCAAGCTTAAAACTAAGAACAAGCCACCGATAGGACTTGATTACGTTGAGTTATTTGAGAAAGGCATCATTGACAGAGATGAGGCAAGAATAGAGTTAGGTATGTCAGCCACAACAGCAATGTCTGAACAAGTAAAATGTGAAAGTTGTGATAATCCTTTCGGATGGGATGATGACAAAGATTTAAAAGTCTTTGCTGAGTTCGGTGAAGATGCTGACAATTTTGAGTCAGTACCTTTGGAGTTCGGAGATGCTCTACAAGCGATGATTTTGCAGTGGTTGTATAGTAACGAGGGTATCACCTTAGAAACGCTCTCAAACAACATTAAAAAGCCTGTGGAGGAGATAATGAGGGAAGTAGATGATATGGCACAGAGGGGCTTGATTGAATCTGTTGACGATGGTTTTAGAATAACACCTGAGGGAACAACCACTCTTGAAAATTCCAATGTTGGAACGGAGATTGTGACTCGTTACACTTACGAGAAAGCTCCAGGTATAAGCGGAGGCGATTTGATACCTACATCAAGAGATTTCTGTCAGAGGATGATTAGACTTAACCGAGTTTATACAAGAGAAGAAATCGACCAAATATCTGTGATACTTGCAAGGGAGTACAATGACCCTGGTTATTCGGCTTGGAAAAGACGAGGCGGATGGATGACCATTAAAGGCACAACAACTCACGTTCCATATTGCAGACACATTTGGCAACCACAATTATTAAGAAGAAGAATCAATGGCTAACTTTGTATATTTTGTATCCGTTACCTACTTAAAGGATAACACCCCAATCAACGAGAACTTAGATGATAAGCTTCTCAAAGCAGCAATTAAAGAGGCTCAGGAGATTTACATTCGTGATGTGATTGGGTCGGGTATATACGACGAGCTGCAAGACCAAGCCTACAATGGTACACTAACAAGCGATAACACTACTTTACTTGATAGTTACATTGCACCTTGCTTGAAATACTACTCACTAACTGAGTCGATGCTTCCAATGACGTTCAAGTTCATGAATAAGTCAGTAGCTTCTCGCAATAGTGAAAACGCAACACCTATAACAACAGGTGAATTGACACAGATAGAGCAACGTTACAGAGACAAAGCAGAATACTATGCTGAGCGATTGAGAGATTTCTTGAAAGAGAATCCAACAATTTATCCGAAGTATCTGAATCCTGGTACTGGCTTTGATGTAATACGCCCACAGAACACGGCTTATTTTGGAGGAATGTATCTACCGGGTACGGATGATGACTGCTTCTACAATTATGACTTCCCTGATGACTACAAAAAATAAATGGAGGCTAAAAAACGAAGCCAAGCTTAAAAAATATGACGCTCAACCAAATCATCGAAAAGATAAAAACCCAAGCGGAAAGCCACAAGATGGTGGGAAAGTTCGCAGTGGGGGCAGAGTTTGACTTCGCTGTTGATGAAGTTAAATACTACCCTCTTGTATGGTTAGTTCCAAATGGCTTCACGTTTAACACTGAGCAGAAGGCGGTCAACTATGATTTCTCCATGCTTGTGATGGACAGACAATTTGAAAGCAGTTCTAACACGATTGAAGTGCTATCTGACACAGCAGGGATTATTATCGACATTGTAACACTACTTAAAAGAAACGTAACCGATGCAGACTTTGAGATCGTGGTTAGCGGAAACGCTGAACCCTTTTTTGACTCCCGTACTGACGTTGTTGCTGGGCATGGTATTAGCTTTACTATTAACACGCCCTATCTCGAGTCCTACTGCGACATACCAACGTGATACAAGCCGAGTCATTATAATTAGAGAAATCTATGCAGTTGACAAAGAAATTGATTCGCTCCGCAACATTTACTCTGATAGCATTAGCAGTGTTAATACCACAAAGAGCATTCTCTCAATTCTCAGACTCCACGATAAGAGAGATTAATGAGCGATTGATTGAATTGCATGAATGCAGAAAGAAGCAAGAACTTTATATCAAGTTGTCAAAGCAAGATTCAGCACAGATTGAAAACCAGGCTTCAATAATAACTACCCAAGAAAAAACCATTGCCAAAGAAAAAAGCAAAAACAAAATACTGAGAAGCGTTAACGCTGTTCAATTTGCTTTGCTCGTTTTGGCTTTAATACTATGAAAACCAATGTACACATCCTCAGAAACACATTCGCACCTAAGAAAGTATTACTCATCAGTGATGCCCATTGGGACAATCCAAAGTGTGACCGTGACCTACTCAGAAGCCACCTCGAAAAAGCAAAAGAAATCGGGGCGGACATTCTGCTTAATGGTGATACCTTCTGTTTAATGCAGGGGGCTTACGATCCTCGTAAAAACAAAAACGACATCAGACCTGAACACAACAAGGCAAACTATTTAGATGCGGTTGTGAATGATGCGGTCAAGTGGTTTTCTCCATACGCTCATCTTATCAAGGTAGTCGGTTATGGCAATCACGAAACCAACATTTTGAAGCGACAAGAAACAGATGTGATTGAACGCTTTGTGTATGGGCTTAATTCACTTAATGAAACCAATGTTGAAGTTGGTGGGTATGGAGGTTGGATTATTTACAACTTTGCTCGTGACAAAAGCAATGGCAAAGTTAGTTTCAACATTAAGTATTTTCACGGCTCAGGTGGAGGCGGACCAGTTACAAAGGGAACTATTCAATTTAACCGAATGCAGACTTTTGTTGAGGGTGCTGATATGATTTGGATGGGTCACGTTCACGAAGACCATGAACTTACCTACACAGTGGAGCGATTAACACAAACAAATAAGATAAGGCTGAAAGACATTTTAATGGTAAGAACTGCCACATATAAAGAGGAATATAATGAAGGCAAAGGAGGTTGGCACGTTGAACGTGGAGCAAGTCCAAAGCCTTTAGGTGGCAGATGGTTAGAGTTGCATCCAGAGAGAATAAGAAAAAACGGACAAGAAGAATTAAAAGTCAACGCTTTTACATACAAGATAAGATGAAGATAGAAGTGAACTACATATTCCGTGAAGAAATGATTGATCCTATTTATCAGCAAATAGGATTAGAAACAGAAGCTCAAGATGTTGAGATTGTTGAACAGGGCGTTTTGGACTTGACAAAAGTGATAGGAGCTTCACAATTTTACGAGATGACTCAAGTGTTTTGCGAGGGATCTCATTCTTTTTACATAGATTTGCCATACGAAGAGTTTAGATATATATGGCTGACAACGTGAACAATCCTACCCACTATGCAGGGGAGATTGAATGTATAGAATGTATTAAAGCA